GCCGGGTCGGGGCGACGGCGGGTACAAGTGCCCGGAATGCAAGGCCGACATGTCGTCCGTGTTCCCCGAGTCGTTCCGAAGCCCTCCTGACGACGAAAAGAAACCCAAGAAGGATGCCGAGCCGAACGGCGAGAAGGCCGGCCGGGTGCTGTCCCGAGCCAACGAGTCGAAGATCCGCGAGGCCCTGGCCGATCTTCGGGAAGCTCACAACACCCCTGAGTTGGCCCGTCCACTGAGAGTGCTGATTCATTCGGCTTACTCCAGCCTCGACGCGGTAGTCGGAACGCTGGGCGGCGAAGGAAAAGCGGGTGAACAGGAGTTGGACGTGAAGGCTGCGGCTGCCCTGTTCATCTCCGAAGCGGGACCGGAAGAGAGAAAGCGGATGTCGGAAGTGCTCCAAACGCTGGAGGACATCGACAGGCGAAACAAGCGCACCAAGCGCTTCAAGGAGTTGACACGCTGCGAAGGTCGTGGCGGTCTGAGTGAATGAGCACCCCGTGACCGAAAGGACAGACCATGAAAGTCACCCAGATGCTCAAGACGTGGCTCGTCAAGAACTGCGACATCGAAATCGATGCCGAGGACGACGAGTTCACGAAGGCCGCTGCTGACGCACTTGTGAGCGGCGAGCTGACGGCGGCGAAGTACGCCGAGTTGATCAAGGACGAGGACGACGACGAGGCCGACGAGTTCACCAAGCGGTTCGACCGCTTGGCCGACTCGATCGAAACCCTCACCAAGTCGATCATCAAGTCCGAAACCGAGGAAGAGGAGGAAGAGGAGGATGAGCCGGAAACTCCTCCGAAGTCCACCAAGCCCAAGACGAAGGGATCGTCTGAGATGGGCAGGAAGATCGCCGGCATGAGCGGCGGGACCGAGAATGCCCCCCGCGTCAAGGCGGCGGTCGAGAACTACGACCGTTCCCGCAAGGGAATGGTGTATCCGGAGACGACCAAGGCCGGGCGTCCCCACCCGTTGGCCGGCAAGCTCGTTTCGGATTGCGACCGGAACATCGACGAGCCGAGCGAGGCCGACAAGGCGTTGGCAGGAGTTTGGGCCAAGTACCAGATCTTGTGCGCCACGCCGAAGCTGGCCGGTTCGCCCGACCGGGCCTTCGAGAAGCTGTCCGAGCACGAGAAGTCGTTGCTCCAGACGCTGGCCGAGGACGAGATGTGGGACGCGTCGGCAAACGAGCGGACGCGGTCGCAGAAGGGCTACACCGGTGGCCTGAAAGCCCTGATCGACGACTCGACCAGCGGCGGCCTGGAAGCCGCCCCGATCGTGTTCGACGACCAGGTCATCACCACGCCGTTGCTCTATGGCGAGCTGTACCCGCTGGTCACGACCAAGACGATCGATCGGGGCCGCCGGATCGAGGGTGTGGCAACCGGCACGGTCACGGCCTCCTGGGGTGGCGTGGATGACACGGCTGTCTCGCTGTTCAACACGGCGAGTTACGTGTCCGCTTTCGACACCACCATCTACCGGTGGGAAGGCGCGGTGCGGATCGGCTTGGACTTCCTGTCCGACACGCCGATCGACTTCGGTGCCCACATCACTGCCCAGTACGGTGAACGGTTGCTGGAGGACTTGGACGACGTGATCGCCGTCGGAAACGGGACGACCCAGCCCGAGGGCATCATCAACAAGTCCGGCACCACGTCGGTCAACTTCGGCGGTGCGACCAGCATCGGCAACTACGAGTCCCTTCGGTTCGGTGTTGCCAAGTCGGAACACCGGCCGAACGTCAGGGCGTCCGCAGTCTTCTGCGGCACCGAGACGAGCTACCAGAGGGTCAAGTCCCTCAACGTCGGCACCGCCGATGCTCGCCGGCTGTTCGCCGGAGGGTCGACCAACGTCGGCACCTACGACGATTACAGCATCATGCAGCGGCCGTACAAGATCAATGGAAGTCTGTCCAACCAGCAGATTTTCTATTGCATCTTGGCCCGCTACCGGATGTACCGCCGGAAGGGTTTGGCCATCCGGACCAGCACGGAGGGCGACACGCTCATCCGGCGAAACGAGATGCTCATCGTGGCGATGGCCCGCTACGGTGGACAGCTCGAGAGAGGGGCATGCGCCGCCGTCACCACAACGGCTCCTGCGTAAGCCCGAGCCCCGGTGGGGAAGGGGCCAACATCGTATTCCCCGCAGCGCCGCCTCGGCAGGTTCGGTTCTTCACTGCCGGGGCGGCTATTTTCCCTTGAAGAACCGCTGCGAGGAATGAACCAATGCCAACGACGAAAGAAACTGCTGCCAGCTTGCCACCGTTCGGGATCGAAGCCGATCACCCGAGAAACAGCGACTTGCTCATCCAGTCGATCCCTGGTTGCAAGCTGCGGTCGGCCATCGGTGCCAACAAGCCGGTGCACCCGAGTGCCAAGGACAACGAGGAGCGCCGGCGGTTTCCGATGGTACCCCGCGATCAAGCGACTGCCCTCGGACAACTGCCACCGCTGCCCGGGATGAAGCTGCATGTCAATCCCGAGAAGCTCACGTACGTGATCGAGGACCCGCTGTACGAGGACGAAGAATTGATGGAAATTCTTCAGCAACGGATGGAAGCCTCCGGGATGCCGGTGTCGGGCGAGCTTCGCGGGGTTGCTCCGCAGAAGGGCACGCTCGACGTTCACCGGATGAAGACGCTTTGCCGGGAACTGCTCAACATCATCGAAGCCGGCGAGGCCAGGATGGTCAAGGGAATCAAGCCCGATCTCGAAGACATCAACGAGATGCCCGGAAACTACCTGCTCAACCCCGGTGCGCGCATCCCAAACAGCCAGCCGCAGTTCGAGAAGGACATGCCCGAGTACGTCGAAAACCTCCGCAAGGTTGGTGGATGAAATGCCCGCTACCAAGGGAATGCCGTCTGCAGCGGTCCTGGCTGCCCGGGAAAGAAGGGCAGCCAGGAATGCGGAGAGAAACGTTGAGATCAAGTGGTTCATCGACGAAGTGAGCCAGAAGATCCAGTTGAGCGTGTTCCAGCGGGTGAGGATGGCTACCTCGTTCGTCAAGGACCAAGTGGTGAGGAACATCAGCCGGCCGGTAACAAAGATGACCAGTCCCAGAACCGGACGGATCGTGGTCACGAACAGGTCCAAGAAGGGCGAGTACCCGAAGGCTGACACAACCCTGCTGCGGAAAACGATCTTCGAGGAAGTGAGGAAAGTCAGCGAGAGCATTTCCGACGGTTACATCGGAACGCCGCTCAAGTACGGGTTGATCTTGGAGACGAGCAAGAGGCTCGACAGGTCGTTCCTGGCCAGGACGGTGAAAGAAAACATGGCAAACATCCGCAGGATCATCGACGGGCCGATCAAGTGAGCATCGCATCAGCCGACATCCAGAAAGCAATCGTTGCCCGGTGGAACGCTTCCGGGTTGAACGACGAGTTCACCGGCTTGGGAGGATCGCTGCCGGTGCTGCTCGAACAAGAACAGGAACCCGGAACTACCTATCCGTATTGCGTGATGGAGTTGCCGACCACCAGCGTGGCCACCAGGATGTCCGCCTCGACCGGCAAGAGGCAGATCAGGGACGTCGGACAGACGCTGCACGTGTTCGCGGGAGTGGTTGACGGGGACAGCCGGTCGGCCAAGCAGATCGCAGCGTACTTGGCCGAAGAGTTGATGAAGGTTTACGGAGGACACCCGACCGATGCTCCGGACGGCCTGTCCTTGGACAACGGCAACGTGCTGATCGTCCAGTACGTGACCGACTACGGTACCAGGATCGGGGACGACGAGTACCAGTGGACGGTCGAATACAACATCCGAATCGATGTACCAGTCATGGTGTAGGAGAAAATCATGGGACGAAGCATCAGCGGTTCAAAACTCACGCTGAAGATGGTCGGAACCCTCCGGAACACGCTCACCGACGCATCCATGCCGAGCGTGGCATCGCCTGATTTGAGCTATGCCAAGACACTCGCGTCCGGGATCGGGGTCGATCAAGCAAACCGTTCATGGATGAGCGAAAACAGGACCTTGGAGAATACCCACCAGGACACGTTCGATCTTTACGACATGTCCGGCGTGGACATCGGAGCAGGGGCCGGCTTGGATGCCCTCGGACAGGACATCGTGTTCCAGGAAATCGTGGCCATCGCCATCGTCAACGAGAACGCTGTCACGGCGGCAGGGCAGTTGGAAGTGTTCCCGTCGTCGTCCGAGGGCTGGGACCCGATCGGAAGCCACACGGTGGCAAACGGGGGAGCATTGCGGGGTGGGGGCGTGCTGTTCATGGCACAGCCGGCGACCGATGGTTTCGACGTCGATCCCGACAGCAGCCACCGAATCACCTGCCGGGCATCGGGCGGATCGGTCACTTATTCGATCTACATCTTCGCCCGCGACGACGACGCAGAATCCACCTCGAGCAGTTCGAGCAGCGTGTCTTCGAGCAGCGTGTCTTCGAGCAGCACGAGCAGCAGTTCGAGCAGCCAGTCGACGTCCAGCATTTCGACCAGTTCGAGCAGCGTCTCGACCAGCAGCCAGTCGAGCTTCTCGTCGAGCAGTCAATCGAGTTCAAGCCAGTCGACCAGTTCCAGCAGCCAGTCGACCAGCTCGAGTGAATCTTCCAGCAGTCTGTCAAGCCAGTCCTAACTGACAAGGAGTTGATACCATGACAAGTGAAAACAGCCTTACCGGCCGCAACGGCAAGTTCGTCGTTGACGACACGCTGGTAGCACGGGTCACCCAGTGGGCCGTCAACCCGACCCTGGCATCGTCCAGCGAGTGGGGCGACTCGGACTCCGCTGGCTACACGAACCGGGCCGCCGGCCGCCGGGATGCCACCTTCACGGCCGAAGGAAAATTCGATACCTCGGACGAGGTTTACGACTTGTTCCAGCCGGAAGACATCGCCGCCTGCGTGCTCTGGCTCGATGCGTCGTCTCTCTACTGGGACTTCCCAAGAGCCCTGTGCAACGACTTCAACCTGACGGTGAACATCGACACCGAGGACGTGATCGGGTGGACGAGCAACTGGGGTGCCGACGGCATCTTCTACCGTCCCGGCCAATCCGGTGCCACCAGCAGGTCGCTTCCCTCGTAGTTGATCGGTTGGGACTGGCATGACAGACGACGAGATCAACGTGGTTCACAGGATCGAGCATCACGTGCTCCGGTCCTGCCCGTGCGTTGCGTGTGTTGCAGAGCGGAAGCGGCGGGAGCCTTCCTCCCCCGATTCTCCTCGAGTGAAAACCCTTCCTGTGAGCATCGCTGCCCTCATGGGCTACATCAAACGCTCCCCCGAAGGCTCGGTCGCGTCCAATCTGCACGAGAAGAAGAACTGAGAAGCGTTTCAACAACTTACTCCAACTGCGAGGGAAGAGCGATGCCTGACGACATGGCCAGGGCACTCGGTGCCGGTTCATCCACGACCGTGAAGATCGGGGGAAAGGATTGCACCGTCCGCCCGCTGAACATCCGGGAACTGACTGAAGCCGAGCGGGACTGCTTGCAGCGGTACCGCAGGAGTTACCTGGAAACGTGGCAGCAAAACTTGGACTTGCTGCCCGAAGGCAGCGAGATGCTTCGCGAGAAGATCGAGGAAGCTGCCCGGTGGGACGTCGACGACCTGCCGCCGAAGTGGGCCTACGACCCGAGGCAGATCGAGTTGACGGCCGGGCTGAAGAACTGGATCAAGAACGAGATGAAGTTGGAAGGCAAGACCGACAACGAGCGGCTGCAGCGGCTGGTCACCACTGCCCTCGACCAGGGCGTGCTCTCCGAGAAAAAGTACAAGGAGTTGACGAGCAAGGAGCCGAAGAAGGCAAAGGTGCCCTACGTCAACTGGTGGATCACGGGCTCGTTCGACGGGATGATCACGTTCGTTTGGCTTTGCTTCCGGCCGAACGGTGTCACCCGCGAAGAAGTAATCGATGCCCTGGGAGACAACCCGAGCCTGCTGGCCGACACGAGCCGGCAGATCGAGGAGTTGAGTTCGCCGGCGTCGGGAAATGGTTAGGGCTCGCCTCCAAGAGCACAGAGGAGGAAGGGGGCGAGCCGGTTGATCCTCCAGCCGGGCTGGTGTTCGGCTTGCGGCCGTACGACCTGCGGGTGTTGACCGACGATCCCTGGATCGGAGGGTTGGGCCACCCGATCGAAGCGGTCGCGAACATGACGATCGACCAGGTGCTGTTCCTGCTGACCGACAAGAAGTTCTTGAAGGGGCAGGGCGGAAGAACGAGGACGGTGAAGACCGTGCCCGTGGACAAGGACGGGCTGGCATCGGGCAGGGCTGCCGACGGCACGCCGATTCGTGCGAGGATCGGCGGGAAGTCGAAGGTTCAGATGCTGTGGGAACAGAAGCAGCAGAGGGAAGCCGAGAAGAACCAGTCCAAGAAGCGCCGGAGGCGGAGGAGAAGTTAGATGGGTCTGCTCATCGGTGAAGCACTGTTCCGGGTTCGTGGCGATGCCAGTGCCCTGAGGAACGACCTGCGGACGATGCAAAATGATACTGCAAGTGCCATGCAAGCTATGCAAGGCCAAGCTCTTCGTGTTGCAGCCAAGATTGCTGCTGCTTTCGCAGTGACGTCGATGGGGCTAAAATCGTTGTGGTCCGCAGGTCAGTATGAGCAGACAACCATCGCCTTCGAGACGATGTTGGGAACGGCCAAGGAAACCAAGCGTACGATGGAGGACTTGACCGAGTTCGCGGCCAAGACACCTTTTGAGATGCCCGAAATTCTGCAAGCCGCTCGGGGCTTGATCCAGTTCGGCGAACGGGGTGATGATTTGATGGACACGCTCAAAATGTTGGGTGACGCAGCATCAGGTACATCGACACCATTTGGGTTCTTGGCTTTGGTGTTCAACCAAGTTCGTGGTGTGGGCAAGTTGCTCACCCAAGATTTCAGGCAGTTGAGCACGCGTGGGATCTTGTCGCTTCAGGACATTGCTAACTACTATGGAGTGACGACTGAGGCTGCCCAGAAGATGTTGTCCACCGGCAAGGTCTCGTTTGAGGACTT